TAAGCACTACCGCCCCTACTTTCCATGTATTCCAGATGTTCTGTTTCGTTAAGAGTCTGAGCAAAATGTTCCTCCATCAAATAAATGTGTTCTGGACCTCGTAATCCTAAGGATTCTCTTAGATGTAGAACACTTAGGAAAGCAAAGTAGGGTGCCCTAGCAATTTCTTCGAGCACCCAGAAACGTTGATAATCCCTCCCTTTGTATAAGAAATCAATGATTGCGACTGTGATATCTAAAACTAATTTATTGAGATTCTTCATCTTCTTCATAGTCGTAAGTTAATCGACAATCCCAGATGTAGTCTTCTTCCCACTCTGGTTCATAAAGAGGACAAGGTTCCTCAAAGAGATGCTGCATTCTCAATTGTTTGATGCGCTCTCTAAGAGACTTATAGAATTCCCTCTTCTGGTTTGAATTCATTCGACGTGAACTGTACCAATCATACCTGCACCTTTGTGAGGAGCACACCAGTAAGTATAGTCACCAGGATCGTTAAAGACAACATCAAACTCTTCACCTGGTAACATTGCCAGGGATTCGTGACCTAAGTCAGGGCGATCTTCAACGATAACGTTATGAGGAGGGAGCATATTATTAACAAAATGCACCGATTCGCCAGCTGAGATAGTAACTTCTGCAGGATCGAAAACAAGATTACCATTAGATCCCATTTGAACGTCTACTGCCCATGCTGGTGCGGCAAGAAATAATGTGGCAATGAATGCGAAAATAAACTTCATAAAGTTTACGCAACTACACTATCTATGTCTTCCTAATTGAAGTGTAACGGGGGTTTGTTTTGACTTCCTGACTTACCATTTTGCCAAATTCTGTAACACAGTTACTCCATTTTTGCCTTGCTTCTTTTGCTTCTTTACTGTTGGAATCTCTGTCCCATAATTCTTTCCACGAGAACCAGAGGTCAGCACATTCGTCTGACTTCCTCTGCAAGTGCGGTTCCCGATACATGGGAACACCTGGGGAGTGATGCCCGTGACTACAGTAATATTTAGATTACATCTTGTATTTTTCGTCGCTCTTGGCAGGAGCGGTTGTGATACTTAATGGTGCTTGTTCAATGCGAATCACTTGAGCAGGTGCTGCTTGAGTTGCTTTCTCAATCAACTTCTCCATGTCTGCTTTGGTGACTGCACCAGCAGCGCCAGCACCATTCATCTTCATGGTGCCGTCACCAGACTTCTTCGCCGTCTGGACTCCGAACGTAGCTAACACACCGGTGAACACGGAGGCTATGAAGGTCGGATCGATTTTTTGCTGTGGCAATCCAGGGATTGTCACATAGTTGAGGGTGAGAATACCACCACTCCAAACAAGAATGCCAAGTCTGACAAGTGTACTGAGAACTGCCAATTGCTCATCAGCATCCTCAATTTTGTCCTTTAACTTTCCAATAGGACCTTTTTTCTTTTCTACAGTTTTTACATCTTCGGACATGAGTCACCAGCAAAAGGCAACTCTATTTAGATTGAAGAGATTCCATGGTGTATTGATGTCCAGATTCTACCACTTCATCATGAAGGTTGGCAACATCTAGCAATCCTTCTACTGAATACCACGGTGCGGTTTCCCAGTCAAATCCTTCTCCGAAGGTGTTGTCGGCATTAACAATATACCAGTGACAAGATGTATCAGGAACATCAACAGCACAATTACTCCAATCATCGCTCCATTGTGGGACTTGTACCCAGAGAGTTACTGCAAGAAAAAAGTTAAGAAGCGCGGGCATTTTTAAGTGTTTCTAGTAAGTGCATGTGTCCGTGGAAATATCCTGCCACAATAATACTTATACCAAAAAGAAAACATGCCACTAAACCAAGGACTAATGGCACGGTTGGGTTTTCAGGTTTATTTGATGTATCCATTCTTTCTCAACCATTCACCTGTCATAGGTGTGGGTTCATAGTCAGTCCACATAGTTCCAGCAGCACAAGACTCAAGTGCTTTGGCAGTCATACCTTCAGTGTGTCCTGCCCAGTATGCTTCTTTCTCCCAGGGAATAGCATGTGGTTGAGACTTGTATGTGTCTTTCGCAATCGCTTGCCAAATCTTAGGGACATCTTCCTCAGGTTTGATAATAGCAATAAAGTTATTATCAATAGTGCCTGCCATGCAGTCCTGAGCAGCGTGCCATCCTTCATGACGCATCACTGACATCACCACACCAGGACGCTTCATGTGAGCAACATTCAAAAAGAAGTTGTTACTTACAGTATGATAGACGCCACGATGTCCAACTGGGAAGTATCGAATGTCTGCTAGAAAAACCCTAGCTCCGACTGCATTAAGTGATCGGATGAGAGAGTTAAACTCATCAGCAACACCACTGTAATCGCTATCAACCAGTTCCTCATGTTTGTTGAGATCAGAAACTGTTTTAAGTTCTTGAACATGATCGGTGCATTCTCCTAGGAGCATACACCCCTGAGCATGAGGGGTGAAGAACTCATCTTCCGTGATTGGGTCTGAATGGGCAGGTAGGACAACCGCTGCCGCAGCAACCAGGGAAGCAATAATTTTTTTCATGTTTGGTTATCAATATGGAAGAGCGGGAGGAAGAGCAGGAACAGCGCCACCAGTGGCACCAGGAAGTTCGGGCATAGCAGCATCCATCATACCAGGAAGTGCGTCTGCAATCGCCGCTGTTGCTGCCTTGGTGATTTTCTCAGTGACTCGCTCAGCGATAGCATCACGACGGAGATAAACAACTGTTCCCGTGCCGATGATACCAGCAGTTCCTACAAATGATAGAACTGCTAAAACATTAATTACCTTTTGCATAATATGCCTCGTAATATTTTACAATCCCCGCAGTGTTCATGTTGCCTTGAGACACCCAATCATGAACACACTCGTAGATTGATTGACTGGAGTATTTAGGAGTTGTCCCCTTCATTTCTCCACCAAATTTAGAGAGCAAAACCTGAAGTCCTTGCTCCCTAACCTTCATTTTGTAATCACTGTAGCGCCAATCATCGATGGACATTTTCAGAACCGCCTTGAAAGTTTTCGGAACCACCAACAGGATTCAACTGAGTAGTGGTTTTACCAGATTTAGTTGCCAATTCATACATCTCTTGATGAATGTTAGGAGACTCACCTCCAGATTCTTTACGCATGTCTTCATGCAATCTTTCAGTTGCTTCTACATGTTCTTGTTGCTTCTCGGTGATAGCAGTAGGTGCTCCGTATGAAGAGGAGAACCATTCGTCAACAGGATTCAAGATAGGAGCAGGGACACCAATGTATGCTTTATCCTGATCGTCATCTAGATGTTCGCAATCAACTTTTTCTTCGTCAACAGCACACTCTAGTTTGTCGTTTTTGTTGAACAATTTGGCAAGAACTTTTTTAATCATACCACAAATTCCAGTCGTAGTTTTTTACTATACTCGTATGCATATTTTTCGCGGTTACCTTTGATACCCCACCCCAACCAACGATATGCAGGTTTCATATACTGTGCGATGGTGTGCCCATAACCTTCAAAATCAGGAAGTACATCCTGAAACTGTGACTCGTTAATCATGTAGCGAGTCTGACACTCTAGTGTGCTTTCATCACATTTATATTTCTTGGCGAACTCGCCTAACCCCAAATAACGGTTCTCAGAGGTCCACTGAATGAGTCCGTACCCACCCCGATGGCAATCAGAGTAAGGAACTCTAGCCCCTCCCTCGCAAATGTTGGAATGGAAGTTACTTTCCTGTTTAATGTTTCCCAAGATTGTTGACAGAACATTCTTATCTCGAATCTTTGTTTTTCTTTGGATTTCTCTGAGGACATATTTTTCTGATGGAGTGCAGTCAGGGCATGTCCATTCGGGAGATTTAAGTGACGGAAGTGGTTTCGGATGTGGAACCGACTTAACCGCTACTGCTCCAGCGATAGGTAAGGTAATTGCTGTTGCCAACAACGCCTTGAACATAGACTTTTAACCCTCAATCATGTAGTCCCCATTATAGGGGGAAATATTTAGGATGTCAAGGTTCTCTTGAGATAGTTCAGAGCAACCTCTGGTGTTGGTTTGATGTATACGTCCTCATAGGAATCTTCTTCCTTGTCATCTTGCTCAAACCACTTAAACATTCCATTATCAATATATGAAACATATCTGGCAGAACGATTAAGCATACCCCAATTTCTCATTGAAAGAGACATTCCTACAGCGTCAGTAAAGAATCCATTACCATCAATGAGGAACTTAACTTTCTTAATACCAAGTTTTTCTGCCCAGGCATCGACTACATGTTTATCGTTGACGATACAACACCACACATCATCAATCCCTAATGCTTTGAATTCATCAACTTTTGCTTCAAACTCCAACAACTGCTTTTCACACGTTGGATTGAATGCACCTTTAACAGCAAACAAAACCACTTTGATATCTTGAAAGATATAGTGTGTAGGAGTGCTCTTCATCTTGCCATCTTCCATCCAGAAGATTTCAACGATTGGAATATATTGTTCAGAAAATCCGTTAGTCACGTCACTAGTCTCCGTATCAATAACAACTTTATTTTGTCTTGGGAAAAGAGATTTAATTGCCATTCTGCTTATGTTCTCCTCTTTCTATTTGTTCTTTAGTAAATGAATTTTCAGTCATTCTACCAAGGTAAGGATCGTAATCCATCAATTGTTTAATGTCAATAGATGCACCATTCTGTTGCCAGTAATTAGTCTGTGCTTTGTAGTTCCCTACATGGAAAGCATCAACATGTTCTGGGTGAATGGACGAACCCAATTCCGTTTTGTAAACCAATAGTGGAATAGAATAAGTGTTGCCAGCGTTGTAAATCAAATCATCGGCAACAGGACGTGGTTTGACGCCATTGTCCAGACGATATTTATCACCACGACAATGATGTTTAATCAGTTTCTCTGCATGATGTCTAGAGATTACATAGCAGGCAGTAGAGAAATCATTAACAAACCTCTTGTGAAGTTTAGTATGAATGTCTCCCGTACAAATAATTGAAATCTGAACTACATCCCAATCATATGGAAAGTTTCCATAGAAGTCTGCCCAAGTAAAGTTCCAGTTCTGAACTAAGTCAAGACTGCAATCATCCTCCATCATGATTGCATAAGGACTATCAGAGGTTTCAATCCAATGCTTGATTGCCTTGAGGTGAGAGGTGATACATCCAACCTCACCACCAGTCATCATCTCAGGATAGGTTCCTTTGAGAATGCCACTCAAATCATCCTCTCTACCATCGTATGCAGAGATACGTTCATAGTTGTCAATCTCCCAGAACTTAAACTGGCTCTCCATATATTCCCATCTGTCTGTCTGTTCATCCAGATTAATACAGTAAATGGGTCCGATGCCTTTCAGTTTATATGCGGACTTATTCTTATCCAGAAGTGCGATATCCATCAGATATTAATTTGATATACAGTTTGACTTGGTTTGCCGAAGAGTGCTCTGCCTCCATACTTTGCAGTTAGATTGGTTTCAATCTGTTTGATAATATCATCAATATCATCAATGTAAACCGTGTAACCAGCGTCAAGCAAATCTAAACACAGTTTATATTGCTGACTCTCCACAAGCATGTCGGTGCCTTTCTTATACGAAACGTATGGGAAATAGAAAGGATATCCATCGCTATTGTCTGCGATAACTTGCTCCAGGAGGAACGTTGCATGTTGCCTGTTAAAATTATCTGTAGTCTCTCCCAGGTTGTACTCCAGTCCTACACTCTTAGCAAAGGCAGCAAAGGCACGGTTATCTCTAGGCAGACAAGGACCGCCGAAACCATATCCATACTTCAGAAACTTATTACCAACTCGGGTGTCATCACCGATTGCTTTGAGAACCGTATTAATTTCTGAACCAAGTCCTGCAAGTGTCATGACTTCACCAACCATATTTGCATAACTGATTTTAGTTGTGAGATAGCAGTTCATTGCTAACTTCACTACCTCAGCAGCAGTGACTGACATCACACCAAACTTAGGTTCAGTTGTCTGAATCTTCTTATATAACTTACGAAGTTCATTCAGAGTTTCAAACTCCTCCTCATCACCACCAATCAAAACCATGTCTGCATGACGCAAGTCTTTGACAATGGAACCTTGTGCAATAAACTCAGGGTTGTAGAATACTTTCCAACCGCAAGCATCTAGTTCCTCTTGGAACTTTGCACAGTCCCCAGGGTTAGTGGTACATCCAACAATAAGTGCCTTGTCTTTGACACCAGAGGCAATCACATCATTAACAACTTTCCAAACAGCAGAGACATCATAGTCTCCACTCTCAAGAGAGGGAGTTGCTACAAGAGTGTAAATGATATCACACTCTTGAATGACTCTAAAGTTATCTGTAGTTGCCTCAAAATTCTGAGAAGTCTCAAGTAGAAGTGGAACCTGCGGTTCGTTTGTAGTAATCTTCTTGCTCTGGAGAGCAGCGACATACTCCTCTCTGATGTCCGAAACTAGAACATCATAACCTGCTTGCTCACACAGGAGAGAAAAGCAGATGCCCAGTCTCCCTGCGCCAATAAGTCCAATCTTCATAGTTTAAACGTAGGAATAGAAATCATTTTGTGCTTGTTCTGACGGTTGAACTTCATATACTGCTTGATAGCAGACTTCTGTTGTTCAGTAATAGGTTTACCAATCCACTGAGTGCATTCATTTGGATCTTTGGCATGTTTAGTAATTTCAGTATCCATCACCCATTCCAAGTCCTCATAGGACGCACCTACCTGCTCTTCATCAGTCCTACTATCCTCCCACAGTCCATCTGTAGGAGCAGCATTAATGATACGTTCATCGACACCAAGGTGTCTGCCAAGTTCCCATACTTCTGTTTTGTACAAGTCAGCGATAGGTGCGATGTCCACACCGCCATCACCATATTTAGTATAGAATCCGATACCGTAATCTTCAACCTTATTGCCAGTGCCGACAACAATACCACCAACAGTTCCTGCAATCTGATACAGAGTCACCATACGAAGACGTGACTTAGTGTTGGCATTAGCAAGATTGTTAGAAGTGTAAGTGCCTTTCTCTCCACCATGAGCATCCGTCCACCAATCAATGGAGTGAAGGAATTTCTCATACACAGAGGAGAGTTCAACGTTCTGCATTGTAACGTTCTCATACTCCTCTCTCAGTTGAGTTGCATGTGCAGTGGAGAGAATTGTATTCTCCATCTTTGAGTTGAGAGGCATCGTCAGGACAAACGTAGGAAGTCCTGTGCGAGCACACAATGTTGATACAACAGCGGAATCGATACCGCCAGAGACGCCACAGACTAGTGCGCTGATACCATTGTTATCAGCATACTCTCTAATCCAGGCAACAATTCTTTCTTCTAATTCAGTGTAGTCTTTAATTCTGTTCATAGGACAATCCAATCGGGACAGTAGAGATCTTTAGTATCTTTGTCTGCATAAGCAGGTCCGAACCATCGTTTCGGTGCAATAACCTTCTTGTTCGGATTAGTCTGGAGCCATGCTCCCCACCAACTCATACTACTATTGGCAATAATAGCATGAGAACATAAAGACATCAAGCACAAGTCAGCATATGGTGTGAAAGAACCATCTGCATAAGTCTCTTCGGGTTCAGAAAGTAAGAATCTATCTCCTTGGAAGAATGGTTGTTCCTTTACCCATTCAATAGAGTCTGAGAATACTACAACAGGTTGCTCATCATCAAAGTGTGATAGTGCTTCCTCATAGTATTCAACAGTCTGAGTGGGATGCATATCACCACACTGAGTGTAACTCCATTTAAATCCTCTAGAGTCAGTCAGATTAGGATTTCCACGTCTGACATGAAGCATGATTGGTTCTTGTCCCTCCAAGGTGTCAATCATTTGCTTACATGGTTCAAGATGCTCATTGCAGAAAGTATATTCCTTACGAATAACATCTTCTACATTCTTAAAGTATTTTTCAGATTGAAAGAATCCATAAAGACTTACGTTATCTGGACAGTCACGGACAAGTTCTTCATCAAAGTGAAAGCATCTTTCCTGAACATATCCATAGTCTTCTCTAACACACAAGTTATCTTCTTTCACATCCTCCATATTAAAGCAGAAGTGAAGACTATAGTTCTCAATTCCCTTTCTGTCATATGTTGGAATGCACCAATCATATCCATGACGTGCAGCAATGCCACGAAGAGCAGCATACTCAAACATTTGATTACCAAGTCTGCCAAGACTTCCGATATGATTAAAGGCTAACATACTTCTCCAAATACTTTTGATTAGAATAATACTCCATTAGAGTCTTTTTGTCCATCTTTGCAATCTTATCCCACTCATTCATATTGTCTTGCATGTGTGGGTTAGAGAACCAAGAGTTCTCACCTCTAGCGTGTTCCAGATGATAGACGACATCATTCACTCTACCAACTTTATATCCAAGTGTGGTGAAGCGGAAATATCTTTCCTTATCTTCTGGAGCATAGGCACGAAAGTTTTCATTCTCCATGCCACCTTGGATGTAAACACTACGACGGAAGAACTGTGCCCATCCAAAGTCAGAAGTGTGCTCATTGGATGCTCTATCTAGAAAACCATAATCATTACTGTCAAGGAAAGCAGACACCACTCCATCTTCAGCGTTCACTCTTCTCTGGTACATCCCATCGCCATATGGATATACAACATCAAAGACTCCTTCCATAATCCCTGTGTAAGCAGACACGTAAGATTCAAGAGGAAGAATGACATCGCAGTCATAGTTAACAACAATCTCTGTGTCTGCCTCCATAATCATTTCGTTGAGAACCTTCTGACGATGGAACAAAGGTTCATCACTCTCTTCAAAGATATGATTTACGTTGACTTCTCCAAAAAAGTCTTGGAGTTGTGGCAGTGCTCTTTCTTTGAATACAGATGTCTTATCAACTTCTTTGATAATGATATTGGTATTGAAGTTGTTAAGGAGAAATGCCACTGAGGTAATGACATTTCTAAGTCTATCCTCAGACTCAATACGAATCGGGATGATAAAAGTCGCTTGTGTTAAATCAATCTTCATCGGGATACTTTCTTGTTGCAAAAAATTCAGGATGCTTACGATAGATATGCTCTACTTCTGCCTTATTTACCAACCAAGTTCTAGAGGAGTCTGAAATAGTAGCGTCATAATTAACACCACCAGCACTAACCCTATTGTCATGTTCTCTATTAGCAATGAGAACATCCTCCATCAGAGCAGGCATACCATGTTTAATTCTCATGCGGTGATAAAGTTCAGTGTCAATGAGAAGTTTCAATTCCTCATCCATACCATCATAAGTTCCATTCAGAAAGGCAGTGCAAGATGGACTTCCAAGTAGATTATCACCCTCTACCATCCTTGGTGTCCATTTAGGAGCACAATCTCTATGAGTTTCTACACCATCAGTAGTATGAGTGAACCCATGAACTAACCATTTGACACCACTTTGAAATGCATCGTGGATTTTCTGAAGAGCATTATCATCCACAAACATATCATCCTGATAGATGAGTTTGATAATTTCACCCTCTGCATTTTCAATGGCACAGTTTGTATTAGGTGCCTGATATCCACGTCCGTTGATATTTTTAACGTAAGTGATTTCAAAATCATAGTGGCAATGACGACACCACTCCATGATTGCATCATCCTTACTATGATCTGAGATGACAATATCAAAGTCAGTGAAAGTCTGACGTTCAAGAGAGTCAAACAACTCTGCTAGAAACTCAATTCCCTTACCTTTGTATTCATAGGTGGGAATACAAATACTAATTCTTGACATCAAGATACTCCCAACGATCGACATAGATATCAGTCGGATCTTCACCATCAGGTCCGAACCAAAGTTTAGGTGCAATCACATTGTCGTGTCCTGCGAGCCATGCTCCCCACCATGAGAAGGTGGAGTTTGCGATGATGTTGTATTGACACATTGACATGAGGCACATGTCCACAATGTTATCATTCTCAGAGATAAAGAAACGATCAGATTCAAAGAATGGGTGTCCGAATGCCCACGGTGCATCATCCGTGAATACAAACACAGGGATATCCTCTGGCAGTCGCCCAAGTGCTTCCTCATAATAGGAGATTGGTAGGACTGGGTGGTAAGTTGGTTTGATGAGATGATCAGTTCGTCGTACATGGAGAGAGATTGCTTCGGTGTATCCATCTTCAGTTACGATTTCGTTGTAGATGCCATTGCATAGGTTCTTTACATCGTCACGGAACTCAAAGTCCTGACGAATCTCATCTTCAATATGAGCGAACCAATTCTCTGATTGAAAATATCCGTAAAGACTTACGTTATCACTACAGTTCTCAAACAAATCTCCATCAAAACGGAACGATGATTCCTGACAATAGGGAGCTTTCAGCATTCCAAGTTTTCTCAGTCCAGACATCTTAAATGCCATGAACAATTTGTGTTGATTCTCTTCGTCCTCAAACTCATCATCAGTCTTAGGACCGTCAGGAATCATGAACTCATATCCATGTGACTCTGCAATGCCACGGGTGGCAGCATACTGGAACATTTGATTTCCAAATCTTCCGTTTTTACCAAGGTGATTGTGTGCTAGCATGTTATCCGAATCGTGATTTAGTTTCTATCATTTCATAGTCTTTAGTATACCATGTTTCTATGAAATTTCTACATTCTTTTGTAATGTCTTTATCTGCATCTCCTGCTGGAGATTGATTTCTCTTCGTAAAATGGGGACGGAATCCAAACCTTTCTTCAAAAAAATCTGCGAGAGGAGTGAACTCTGGATACATGAACAGGTGAGTGTCCTCTCGAATAAAATCACACTGCGGGCGAAAGTGATTATCCCAGACAACTGGATTAGCAATATAAGAACGTTTCATGTTCTCCAACCACTCTAAGAAATCATCAGTGCGTTGATCGTGTCCAGAGTGCTGTCCTAAGTCCCAATCTTGCCAACTGAATGCATTCTCAAGTCTAGTAAATGCTTTATGCCTAAATCTAAACTCACTATACATTCTATCCACAGGATCTCTCACCATTGCAAAAGAAAAGTCTATCTTATCAAATAAGACAAACAACTCTGCAAGTTCCATGTGCCAATGTTGCAAAGATATTTCCCAATTATCATCAGGCATCCATCCTTCTTGAGATACAACATTACTCCAATCTTCTCTTTTACCTGCCGTCTTTATGTCATGTTCATTACTGATGAACACATTACCTGGTGAGTGTGCTACAGCATGTATTACACTACTTCCCGCGCATTTTGGTATGTGAGAATACCATCCATAAGTTCCGTTATATCTAATGAGTGGCATTATTGATTCAGAGTAACTCCTGGTGGCAATCTGTAATGGAAACCAAAAGGCATGATACCTTCTGCTTCAGGCACCCTTGTCTCTTGAGAGAACCTAACGGCAACATCTACAGGTGCATACTGCATACCCTGATTTTGATAGATGTGTCGGTTGTGAACACAGACGTTTCCATCTTCATGATAGTTCACCACACCCTTTGGCATCCAGTAGAAGTCACTGTTGTTTGTTTCCCAAGGGACTTCAACCTTAGTAGGGACTTCCAGGAATGCTTTACTCCTCAAGGAGAATCCGCCGTTGCCAACACGCCAGTGTCTACCGAAAGGATCGATGTATGCATCCTCCACATATGCCCAGGGAGCACCGATGTAGTCATACTTCAACCACGTATCATCCCACTTGTCAGGGAACAACACGAAACCATCAGGTTGAACCAACAGGCAGTGTGAAGTCTCTACGTGCTCATGCAGGTGATAGATGACATAATGGTTGTAATCATTATAGTCTTTGATAGGAACTACAGATACTTCAGCAGTGATACCCTCATCAGCAAAATGTGGGTTCTTATCGATGTTCTCTTGTGTGGTGATTAGTTTCACGGCACCATACTTAATTCCAGACATGCTGGTATAGACACCGTTGAGAGTGCCCTCTAGATTATCTGTAGTGTCTACAGAAATAAGTGTTACATCTGGCAGATTAATCATAAGTCACCTTTGTAAATATCAGAAGTCTTTTTATACTCTTCCCATTCTACCTTACATTCGTCAGGTGTAAACAGTTTGCCATCTCTATCCATATAATATGTTGGATAACTGTAAATACTACACCCAAGACTCCACCATCCTTGTGATAGGTTGTGGTGGAACCAATACTTAGGTGCAATACACATCTCTAGATTTTTGGCTGTCCAGAGAGGGAAACAGGAAAATGTGGAGGTAGTACATATAACGTTCCTGGCATTCTTGACAGCGACATAATCCCATGCCACGTCAATATGATATGCAGGGATGTCAGGGAGCATCCAATTAGCAGTTTGTACATCATCGGTAACAATGCAATACTCCATATTAGGGTTATATTCTGACATATGCTCCATGGCATTATGCCAATATGATGCAGGAACAAACGCTCCAGCATTTCCAACCATATCTCCACCACGGAAATTGAGAACACAGATGTTCTTTCCGTTTGTTTCATCATGTTCGTGCATAACACGAACTTTCAACCACTCTTTGACTAACTCAAGTTCATCTCCAAAGTAATCTTCCGACTGAAGATTACCATAGATTATATGATTATCAGGAATAGATAAAAGTTTCTTATCAGTAAGTCTAATATCAGTTCTTAGATAATCATCTGTATGTAATCCATGCCGATACTCATCATATCGTGTCAAATCATCAGGGACTTCCTTTCCATAATCAAGGCTCATGAAGTAGAACCCTTTCTTATTTACTCTAGAGTCCCCAGCACATCGAAGTCCTTTAATACCAAAATCATATCCAAGTTTTTTTGCAAGCATTCTAGTGGTGACATAGGCAAATAATTGATTACCCATGCCTTGCCCATGAAGAAATTCAGTCGCTAACATGTTCTTTCATCTTGTCAGATAGAATCCAGTTCCCAAGCCAAATAGTATACAATGCCCTCTCAATCATCTGCCCTTCGCCAGTGACTCTTGCATGTCTAGTAAATGTTCTGAGGTTTTCATAGAAAACCTTGGGATACTTCAGTATGTATTCCTTCGGAACAACGAAGTTTGCACCAGGTGGGAATTTGACATACTGAGGATGAATAATATCATCGAAGCAGAAGTCTAGGAAGTCATTATAACTGGTGAAGTATTTCACAGGATGCTTTGGAGTATCCTCATTATACTTAATATCTCCAGCAAGATACCAACTATTATTATATTCCATCCATCCACCGTCACATGAAAGCATTGCATAACCATTCTGCAACGCTGCCTGATGAGGATCGTGTGATTGCCATTCCTCAATGCAGGTAAAAGTTTTATTGTTAATTACTCTGTCGAAATACTCTTTACTGACGTGTCTACCAATGGTATTTCCTTTCAAGAAACATACCACATCAGGAAGATTATCATAGTAATCAATAATAAACTTCATATAATCGGAGATGTTGTATCCGTTAGGATCTCCATTGACAATATTATAATCTGGATACTTCTCCTTCAAACCTGAAGGTGGAAGGAACCCACTATTATCATTATCAACAACGCCTCCTGCCCACGTTTTATCATAAATGATGTGTGGGTTTGGATATTCTGATACCCATTCCAAGTCGTTATTATAATTTGAAATTACAAAGAAGTTCATACCACCTCCTCAATCATTTTATTGTACCATGAACCAAGATTAAGTCCACTCAAGTCTGTCATATGTGCTTCTACCATAAGATTTGAGTTATTCTTCAACAATTCTTCAGTCACCTCAGAGAAATCATCAACCCAAAGAACAGGATAATCTTTAAACAGAGTCTGTAGATACTCATCTCTCATCATGATAGGGACTCGGCGCATGTAAACAACCTCCCAGTTCCTATGGCAGTCGATAGCATTACCTCTAGGGCAAAGCATGAACTGATGGTTACTGAGGTTACGGAGAAACTTGCCATATTCAACTCTCTCAACATCGACTGTTGCCCACGATTTGTCCGCGAACATTGCTTTCGTTCCCTTTCTACTCTCATGAGAGGATTCATTATGACTTACATACAATAAATTCTCTGTATGTCCAATCTGACTATCATTAATCGCCTTCACAAGTTTTTCAATCCTATCATCATTGCGATGCATCTTCCTTTGAACACCATAAGGAGCAGGAACTACCTTACCACCATTAGCAACAGCATTGACAGCACAGATACGCAAAACATTATCAGGAATACAATCGAAGATAGCATCATCAATCGGAGTATCCTCAAGATTAGTGAAGATAATAAACCTCATGTCAGGGAAGTTTGAACACAAGTCAAGAAGATTGCTTGTGTTCATCATGGCATTCACGATGGGTTTATCACTCTCCTTTACTTCAGCAATATCTCTCTTATATAAGCGAATATTATCAATAAAGAGAGTCATATAATCTCTCTTTTTCTGAATTGAAAATACCTTGGACGCAAACTCTACATTTAAAAGATTTGCATCCTTCATGAAGTGAGTATAGATTCTACTCCACTGTCCTGCTTGATCTCCAAAAGAATAATCGCAGAGTTTAGATAGTGCTACACCTTCAATCAGTTCCATGGTTTAATAAACTCCGCATACTTTTCTTGATTGTTCTGAATATATTCAGGATAACTTTCATCAATAGGAACTGCCCTGTAAACCATTCCACGGTTCAGAGGATCGAGTCCTTTCTCAACCTTCTCCTCTGCATTAGAAATGTTAGCATCAGTATTATTTTCAGTGTGTTCGTATGATGCCAGTTTCAGTTTAAAGTTCTCAGCGTTACCTAGGAAACTAAAGTGCCAACATGCATCCTCAATCTTATGTGCTCTTGCATGATCTTGACGATGCTGATCGATAGTAGTTCCTTTAAGATGCTTCCAGGTGCAAAGACGTGTTCCCATCCAGTCATCCTGATATAGGAAGTTCAATTTGTAGTAGTAAGCATTGCCAACAGCAACGTAATGATTGTTAGGATTGAACCAAGAGGTATCCTCTAAAACATATGGATTGATAATTTCATCAGCATCACTAGTCATCACGATGTCACCATCTTCCGCACCTGCCTTTTCAATGCCGAAGCAACTAGCATTGCGATTATAGACAGCACGTTGGAAACGGATAGGTAAATCAATGAAACGTTGTCCATATGGATCGCGTTCTGCATATCCAATATGAAACTTACTCTTCTCCATCATGTGAGAGAAGTCATTTGGAATCTCCTCTGTGATGTTATGGACAATCTTATCGTGCCACTTAGCAAACTTGTCTTTATTCTCCTCATAGTATAATGGTTTTTCATTACCACTAACAGTGTAAGGAGATTCAGTAAGAACAAACTTATCTACCACATCACCCAAGATGTTGAGACGCATCTCAAGCAACTCAAGTTCATTGAAGAAAATAAACGAATCAAAAATTTTCATGTTACTTATTTAATGTAAAGTGCGTCTCCCCAGTCTTCGCAGGATTTCCAAACTTCTTTAATTTTTTTAAAACCATGCTCCTCTAAGAACTCATCCATTTGTTCTATTTTAGCACAATCTTTGTAAATTTCGGCTCTATTGATTTCGGTGTAAACCATCTCAATATTTTTAAGAACTTTGGTTCCTCCTTTAAGAACCTCCAATTCATATCCCTGAGTGTCCATATTTAGGAAGTTATATGGGTGTTCCTCAGGAACTTCATCATCTAATCTTGACACCTCAACAGTGAACTCTTCAGTAAACTCAAGTCCAGGCATCTCTTTTGCTACAACAGGTTCTAACAACGAACCCGCCAGTCCAGTGGGATCTGCAAACATCTCATGCTCACCTACAAAGTTTCCCAGTGCTTTATTGACAATTTTGCAGGTATCTTCTATACCAAAACCCTTAACGTTCTGTTCAAGTATTTTGAAGCACTCAGGATTAGGTTCAAACATAATCACATGAGGGAGTCTTACATACTTGTTAAGTTCTTCACCATGGTGAGCACCAACATGAATAACTCCTTTTATCTCCTTACCATTCTCTCTGAGAATATTATCAAGTAACTTTATGAGCATAGAATAATGTTCTCATAATCCGCATTATCTATAACGAATTTACCCCACACCTCACGGGAAATCGCTTCAGGATCTACCCACCAATCCTCATAGGGATTGCCTTCATTATGAACGTTCTGACATACTCTTACATACCCATGATCTTGCAGGGTGTACATGCTTTGAGTTTGAACATCATAACCTCCAGCATACTTGTCAGTCTCAAAGGTAATCACAGAGAACCTATAGTCATCTAATGGCAGTTTATTAAGTGCTGCCAGTGTAACGTGGGGAGGATCGCAATCCAGTTGCAAATAATCAATCTGCTTTGGATAATCATTCTCTTCAAAAAATGTTTTGTAGTCAAATGTGGTTGCATCAGCACAAACACATTTGTTCTTCCGAATGGTATTGAAGTATTCAACTTTGTAATCTTCAATCTCAAACGAGACACCTTTCCAATCAAACTTATCCTCTAGTAACCAGGTGTTGTTGATTGTTCTAGGACGATCTCCACCAATCTCAACGTAATATCCTTCTGTCTTTCCTTCCAGCATGGAAAGAACAAACATATCTTGCATTGATTGGGAGTAATTCTCTACAATACCTGCAGCGCCAGGGAACGGCAGTCTCAGTCTATCGTACTTTTCTGTTGTATAACGTTTGCATCCTCCAGGAAACAAACCTTCAAAGTCATAATCCTTAGGGATTTCACTTCCAGTAGTCATAGATATCCCTCGTTACTTCATATTCCATACGCTTGACTTTTCTATTCGGTTGTTTCATTGCCCAAACAAACATCTCTTCAACAAGTTCCTGAAGGTTGGTATTATCACGGAACTCAAGCATTGTCTTTGCCTTTGTGTGATCGCAATAGGCATGTTTTACTTCATGGCGAGGTTCACCATGTTCAATGGGAACTTCATAACCATACTTTTTACCAATTGCTTGCACAGTTTCAGCAACTTCATTCAAAGTGAAATACTTATCAGCACCGATGTTAAATGTTTCTCCATCAAAACCTGTCAGGAGTTTATCAAACGGTTCCATATAGTATTTGATATCAGAGAATGCACGAGTCTGTTCTCCATCACCATACACAAGAATGGGTTCTCCACTCAAAGTCTTACGAATGAAGATACCAATAACATTACGATACTTATCCCAAATATTCTGATAGATACCCAGAACATTGTGAGGACGAACAATATTATATCGAAGTCCGAACTGCTCATGAGCAAGTTTCAAATCACACTCTACAGCATACTTAGCAATACCGTAAGGATCTACTGGTTGTGGACGCTTGTCCTCAGTGAATGGTGGAGTTTGTTCACCATATACTGCCATGCTAGAAGTAAAAATCATCTTAGTATCATGACTGATACATTCGTTGATTAGATTAGCGGAAACGATAAGATTATTACGATAATTGTAATTACGAATAAAAGGAGAAAGTCCCTCAGCCGCATACGCAGCGAAATGAACGAGAACATCAGGGTTATGCTCCTGAAAAAGTTCAACAACTTTCTTCCTCCTTTCTAAATCAAACTTAGCAAAGGTAAACTTCTCACCACTAGGCACAAACGCTTTATATCCACCAGACAAGTCGTCAATACCAACAACTTCATGCCCACTTGCAAGAAGGTGACGAGTATAATTTGCACCAAGTAATCCAGCGCATCCTGTTACAAAGATTTTCATCTATAGTCTAAAATAAATTGCCGTTGCTCTTCTGTGTTTTGCCAACTACATGGAATTACTGGAATATAATTCTCCAATTCCATGACATGAACATCGGCATCTGTATTCATCATCATAGTATAATTTAGATGCTCAGTCAACAGTAAGTCTGTGGTGTACAGATTTTTAATACGCTTGGAGCATAGTGCTGCTGCCATGGCGAATGTTCCAACACCAGACAATGCCACATTCTCTGCGTTCATTAGAGTTGCAAAGTCCTCTGAAACTGAAGATGACTGTATCTGAACCTTATCAATTTTGCGAAGTTCATGTACAATAGGATTCTCATCATCAGATTCAGTGATGAGAATACACTTATCAAAACTCTCAATCAAATTGAGATAGTAGATAAGTGGATTAGGAACGTAATTAGTAGGAGGATTGAATACTCTATGGTAATTATCTCCACTCCTTAGGTGCATGACAATAGTATCACTGCCAATAGCATCTTTCTTCGGAAGGATTAACTGATGTCGAACGTAGTCTTTACAGATACGTCGCATGTTTTTGTAAACATACTCTTTATCAACACCAATTTCATTACCACCTTCAAAGATTCCTTTCTCACAATGAACCAGAGGTTCCCAACAATAAAACCTCCCAGAATGATTTCCTGGTTGAGGTTTATTGCCAAAGTCTAATTCAAATTGTTTAATATATGGATGAACAAGTTTTTGAATACAATCATCATCCGTCAGTTCTGCTCTCATAATGCAGTTGGCAACCTGTTGAATATTGTTTCCTAGTCGCCCACTCCAATGTGAAATAGAACACGTCATACCTTAAGTCCTAACTCGACTTCGATTGCATCCAAGTCCTGATTCCAATCAATATAGTTTGGATTAGACTTATTGAAGTGCAAATCTGCCAACCAGTTACGGGTGTCAAAGACTTCCTGCCAGTTCTCGATGTTAGCCTTGAACTTAGGGATAGCATCCAGAGTCTTGACTTTGATGAAAGTCATACCAAAACTGGGCTTGAAGTGATTGAGAACGATATTTTCATCCTCATAGATGTCCATCTCACGGACACTCTTAGGAAGTCCAAAGAAGTCTGTGATAGCAACGTCAACACGCTCGTGCTGAACACCACCAATCACGTCGCCACCTTGTTCCCAATGAGAATCGTGGAAGATGAAGAATCCGCCTTCCTTAAGATGATCTGCCCAGTAGTAAAGTTCTGCAAGAACTTGTTCGCGGGTGTGAATTGTATCGACAAAAATAATATCAAAGGGATCTTCATCCCAGTTTTTACCAAGAGTCACACTATCTGCCTGATAGCACATGTAATCTGGGTTGACGAACCGTGCTCCTTCGCGTTGGAACCCGTCGAACATCAAGTCGCAACCATGCACCTTATTGCCCCTGTCTGCCGCCTCTACGGACATCACAGCAGACGATGCACCAAGACGAACACCTAAGTCGATGAAACGTGCATTCTTAAATCCACGAACAACATCCAATAATTTCCATGCATTCTCCCCCAAGTCACAATGGGGTTGAGCAATAAAATTACGAAGAGGTGTCAAATTAGTCATTGTAGCCGTACTCCTTTTTCATTTCGTTGAACACTTTTCTGATACCTACGTCAATAGTAGTTTTGGGAACCCACCAATCAAGTATATATGCGCTTGGAGAATTCCTCTTATCCAGTTGAACGCTATCTTTAGCAAGTCCAGACTCGATTTTTACGTCAAACTTATCAATCAATCCGAAACAACCCTGAATGATATTTGCAATCTCTCTAATGGTAGTAGAACGGAATGATGTAATATGTAGCTCATCTTCAGGTTTGAAGTCTGTGTAATTTTCCATCACTGTCTCTAGTGCCTCACAGCAGTCCTCAGCGTAGAGGAACTGACGCTCTTCGGTGCCATCAGTCAACATCTCAAATTGCCCTTCTTCAAACCCTTTGCGGATGAAGTCAGTGATGACATGTGCTTTATCCATGTCTTTCTCGATGCCATAGACATTCCAGAACTTCACAGTCAATCCTTTCAGTGATGTAGTGTAAAGTTCACCCACACGCTTCAACACACCATAAGGAGAGTAACTCATGTTACTCATCTGAGATGATGCAAAGACAAAACGTTTCTTATACTTACCAAGCAAGTCAAATACGTTTGCCATCATGCGAGTGTTGTTATTAACAAAGTCAAACGTATGCTGATACTTCTTCAGGTAGCGCGAACCACCTACATCAAAGGCAAGAACAAACACAAAGTCTGCATTTTTAATTGCACGTTCGAGATTGTGGTTAGGAATCTGTGTCAAGTCCTCACCATGATGTCGGGCGACATCGAATGGCGTGACTTCATGTCCTTTGGATTCAAGGTACTCGAATAGGTAAGCACCAATCTGTCCACTAGAACCTAATACGGTTACTTTCATTTGTTATTAATTTGCTCCTGAATCCAATTATACGTCTTTGTGATTCCTTCTTCAAGTGTTTGTGAGTAATCCCAACCAAGTTCTTTACGAATCAAGTCATTATTAGAATTACGTCCACGAACACCAAGAGGTGCATCAAGTTTATGAATTTTTTGAACGTCCTTACCAGCAACCTTGGCAGCAGTATCAACCAATTGATTGATAGTTACCATCTCTTCGGAACCAATGTTTACTGGACCGATGAACTCACCGTCCATCAGTCTTCTAGTTGCTTCAATGCATTCGTCAACGAACAGGAAGGAACGAGTCTGTAAGCCATCTCCCCACACCTCGATTGCTCCACCCTGCTCCGGGAGGTAAGCGACTT